ACAATACATGAAACAATTATTGACAATAAATCATGTTTTTATATTAACAAATTAAATGACGGTTCTTATAATTACAATAGATTAATTATGTATAATTCAAGAATGTATAGTTTTAAATCAGCTTTAGAATATTACAAAGCACTGCAAAAAGCAAAATTAACATTAACTTAAAAACAAACAAAATGATAAGAACACTTTACGTTATAATAATTGGGAGATTATTTTTTAATGTTAATAAATTAAGTAATGGTACTTATATTTATTATAAATC